GTTCAGAATCCACCTAGGCATGCGGAGCCTTGCCCAAACCATTCCCTTTTAAAAGAATAGCTTAGACAAGCCCTGTTTTCCGCTTAAGGGTGTCACATTATTCGAAGCCGGTGGTGCCTTATACCCCGGATCCGTGATTGATGATGTAGCTTTCCGCACACCAGAACTTGCCGGTCCTGATGCACGTAATCGCTCCACCACTTCACAATCGTCTTTTTCCTCACACATAATTATGTGTCCATCATTATCAGGAATTTTCAAAAGAAGAGCCTTCATCATTCGGCCCAACTCAGCGACTTGACCTTTCAAAGTCGCCACATCTCCACGCTTCCTTGCCACTAAATCAACTGTGGTAGGTAATTGAGCAATGAAGATGTCACATGTTCCGACCGTCAATGAAGTCAGGCCAGAAACAGTGATGGTGTTGGCTGCCCCAGTACCAGAAGCAGTAACACTACACACATATTGCGCACACGCACCAGCGTTTGTCTGAATCTGAATGAAAGACATTGCATCATCATATATCAGATCGAGTCCAGTTATATTTGCACCACCGGCAAATGCTACAGGAGCACCGACATCGCTTGCAGTGGTTATCCACGACGCAGAAACCAACCACTTCCCCGCTACAGGCAAAGTGAAGGTTGTCGTAGTCGACACAGAATTTAGAGTAGAGTCTGCACTCAACACTCCTCCCGTGGTGCCAAGGGGATGAGCCCCAGTGGCACTCGTGGCAGCGCCTTCAGTAATGTGTGCGTACAAGACTGAACTTGAACCAGAAGCATCTGGTTGTTTGGGTCGAATCATATCAACCTCAAACTCCACATACAACTCACCATATTCAATGGCACTATCCGAAGGTAGCCCAGCAGTGGCGAATTGGAACAATCCCATATCATAGAATTTATCTGTGGAAACCCCTGGAGTACCCTGATTTGCCGAAGCATTTACAAAGTATTCTCGAAGGGGGTTGGTACGATTTGCCTTGAGTGATTTCAACACATCATGACAAAAGTTTGTAAACGGTGCTCCTCTATCAGAGCCCGTATAATTTTCCATTTGAGTGGCAGATGTGAATTGTGCATCATCTGGATCAAAATTTGTTCCCATGATCACCTTACCTGCACTGATATTTGAACCAGAAGCAGTATAGGCCTCACTAACATAATGGAAGCGCAAGAAGCGCCATCTATATTGCTCATAGACAGCTGCAATCTTGGAGAAGATGGGGAGGAGAACAGTATTCCCAGGATTTAAAAACAATGCCTGAAAAACCGCAAAAGAAGTGCTAGTGGGAATAATATCACACACTTTCTCCATACGTCGAGGGAAATGGTCCACAATGGACGATGAATTATGCATTTGCAATGCTTTATTCAATCCGTCAGACATTAACATTTCTGAAAACGTCCGACGCGCTGACATTCCAGCACGCCCCTTCTTCGAACCCTTACTCCGTTTTACATTCTGAGAATTGGGATTTTGCTTTCGTGGTTTCGGCCCACGGGAGCCCTTACTCTTTGGGTGAGTATTACCCGATGCTTGAGCGGCATTCTTCGCTTTGTTCGCTTTAGCGCGAGCTCTCTGACTTTTTGTTTTAGTCATTAAAATTTTATGCGGCGGTGCACACCCTTACCAGGTCAAGGCCAACATAATTTAACAAGTGTTGATCCATCACTGAATAAGCACTTGGGAGCCCTCCCTCTTCAGAGAGGTACAATTGTCGTATTTCAGAATCAGTTTTATAAACAGACCACACATTTTCATAAGTGAAAATGTCCTGTGGATCATTTACATCTTGGGCAGCATGAAGCTCTTTTACATAGTTTTTACATAACCATTGTATATATAATGACAATGTCTTTCGACACTCATCATCCCAAAATGACTCAATACGCAATGCGCATGCTCGTAACAAACTCCATCGAGGAGTAGCTGATTTCAAATTGTAGGCCATAGAACACATGACCTTCTCACCTTCAGGAATTGGGACATATTGATCCCCAAGTTTCCTAAACCCTGCTGATAAAAATTCACAATCTACCAGTTTGCGTGGGGCAGGAGAATCACCATATTTTGTAGTGATACCAATTGAACTCCAAATTTTTGAAACATTCAGAGCATTATACCAGCCTACGACATCATCAGAACACGTCCAGGTGTTGTCATCACCATTTAACGCAGCTTCGACATTTTCCATGAATTTAGAATAAACCATGTAATCTTGTTTATCAAAGTCCTCACATAGACAAAGCCAGGCATAAGCCTTCAAACGGAATAAAATAACTGTATTATCCACGATTGTATTTGCACTTCCAGAAGGATTGCCAGTATTCTTACTAACAACATCTCCATCCGCAGTTATAATCAATGAATCGACTATTTCCACGTACAGATTCCAAATCCGATTTTTGTTTTCTTCGGTTTGTTCTTCAGGGGCGAGCATTCTCCAACGAAACTCAGCCATACCATACATAGCTTCTCTAAATAAAGAGGAATCATATTCTGACTCATCCAACTCAAAAGCATTTGGATGCTTAGACAATCTCTTAAAGAGTGTTGACCACCCTCTATAAAATTTTGTTGATCCTACAAATGACCAATGTTGACCGGTATTAGCGGTTTCGTAAAACTTGTTATTCATGTCACCAAAAATTCTAGTGCAAGCATGAACGTGCTCAACAGGAGCACCTACGAATGATCGAAGTTTATTCAAGAGCAATTTATCAGCTCCCCGAATTTCTTCTTTCACATTATTAGTCCAAAAGACTGGAGCAGCCTGAGCGGCAGCAACAGAATCCCAATAATCTTGACAATACTTTTCAGCATCGGGACGGTCATAAAACTGACCTTTCTTTTTAAGATTAGGATCACAATTCCAAGCGAAGCCTGTAGAGGCCTTCATATCAAGTTGTTGCTTGACTTCTTGGAAATCATTCCAAACTTCACTATTTGCCATACAGGCAAAATGTTTCTCAGCCCAACTACCAGCTAAAGCCCAATTCCTTTCTCTTAGAAATGGTTGAGGCTTGTCATATTTCATCAATGACACATAACCGGCACGCTTATTGGGTTGAGCTAACCCATATTTTTTAAAGACACGAGAGGGAGATACACCGAACTTTTCTCGTACAAATTCGGCAAAATAGGGATCATCTGAATTCTTAATTCGATCCTTACCAAAACGTTGAACTCTACCATGAAGTTGCATATGATTGCAATTTTCAAGATATTGTTTGGCAAGGGCAGATGACCCCCCAGGACGGAGCGCGCGTGATGCTATCTCAGAAGGATATCGACTGAGAATAGTCTTATTCACGTCGACACTCCTTACTGCCTGGGGGGCGACTGAAAAATCGTCGGAACCAATTCCGCGATTAACTCAGTCGTCCACTGGAAAAACCCATTTTCTGAGTCTCCACCAGCCCTATGTATTCCTACACAGGCATTATCTCCTTCGGACATTAAACCAGCACCACAATCTCCATTTTTGGAAGGGCAAGTATGTTCATCTTGTGACACATACTTTCCAGAACTAAAAGCCTGGACTGGTAATAACACGGGAAGAATAAGGTTCTCACCCTTCTTTGGAAGGCGAGGTTTAAGTGACTTAACACCCATAAGACCCTTTGGCATATCAAAAGCCAAAAGATCACCTTGTTCAAATTTTGTTAAATGTTTTACAGTAGAAAAGTCTAACTTATAATCAACACCATCATGCTGAATATATTTCACAACACCATTTAAGATATCATGGTCAACAGTTACTAACTTCCCACCAACAAAAGTACCATGTATTACAGGTTTCCTATCATGACTATCATAAATTAACTTAATAGAATCATGTAAGCCTGCAACTGGGGTTTGTTTTCTCCCCAAAAGAGATTCCTCCTTCTTGATCATACCAGCTTGAACAGCGGCAGAAAAACTTTTACGCTCTTCTTGGACCTTTCGATCCTTGATCTCAGAGTCGTCTTTTGCAAAACGAACTTTTCTCTTGGCATTTTTGGCAGATTTGGACTTGGGGTTTCCCTCAGCGCCAAATGATTTTTGTACAGCAACATCTTCCTCATCGGGGTTGCAAACATCCCAATCAAAATCCTCAACTATCTTTGAACAATCATCTGCTCCAAGGACAGCAAAAGTGTTTGTACCTAGGCATTGAGCCCAGTGTGTGCAGTGATGACCACCACAACGTATACCACAACATTTTGATGAAGTAATTTTGGGAATTCCGTGCTTAGTCTTTTTTAAGGGACAAGACAACGGATTATGACAACAACCTTCCTTGCTATCATATTTAACTTTACTTGGTGTTCCAGAAAAGAAACCCTCCGGTTTCTTCTCCTCTTCCAAATGATCGAAAATAGAATCATACTTCTTCTTAGAAGATGATTTAGGTTGGTCTGAAGCCTTATCACCTTCAGCACGCTTAGCGTTTTTACCATTACCCATCTTAAAAGACCTATTCTCATCATACTTTGATACGTCATACATACCTCCATCCACACGTATTTTATACTTCGTGGGATTAGACAACACTAGCTTTTGAATTTCATTTATCTTCGAAGCTTTCTGTGCGGCCTTAATGGAAATCACCTTACCAGTCTCTTGATCCACTACATCCACTTGGGACATATTGGTTATTTTATCAAAACCAGCACTATATGATGACCAGGCATTTTTCTTTTTACCTGTTCCATTTTTCTTGGAAGACTTACCAGACTTGGCCACCTTCTTGGAATGAGTACTTAACTTACCCATTTTACTTCCAAGTGATTTCTTGACCTTATCAGACATACCTTCTTTCTTTTTGCCCTTAAAAACTTTTACATTCTTAAACCAAAAATGTGCAGCAATACAAAGTAAAACACATACACAGGCTATAACTACACGCCTGTCCCAAGTGAAAGCATTGTCACGGAGTTGAGTCAACTGTTGTTGAAATTCCTCTCCATAACGCAAGCCATTCGCTTTTGCGGTTTCCCACAGGGATTGTTGTTGCTTTTGCTCAATTTGAGCCAAAATAGTAGCACATTGGTGTGTGTGCACACCCAATTCTGGGGTACAATCACACGGCACGAAATTGCATAACGGATCACGCAACACATTCTTTCGAAATTGATAACAAAATCTATCAGTGAAACCCTCCGGAACCTTAGACGCATCAAACTCCACTTTCTCATCATCAGACTCATCCGTAGACTCATCATCAGTAGGGGGTAATTTGACATAGGCAAAAGTACTACTGCTTGAAACAGGCACCTTACCCTTCGTCTTTTTAGGAGGTTGGTAATTTAAATCACCAAGCACAGGAGTAGCAGGCAATTGCTTACCCGCATCAAATAACTCCTTTTCCACTTTTGCGATACATTCTGAAGCCATCTTTGCTTCTTCCGAACCACAAAGATCGCCACCAACAAACTTCAAGAGCCACGAGGAACCACATAACCAAGCTTTTGCTAAACTCAGCCATCTACTCAAATGCGTATATAATTCAAACGCTCGAGTAATCCCACCATCTGCTCCCAAACAGAGAATACTACATAATAACATCACTATATCAAAAGCCATTAAAGCCTTGCCCTTATTTCCCTCAGGTTTCTTCCCACCCTTCCAGATGGAATAAAT